GTAAATATGGTTCCTGATGAACTGATTGGGAATTTGGGGGATTGTCACATATATCTTAATCAAATAGAAGGTGTAAAACAACAACTAAAAAGAGAACCATATGATTTACCAAAAATCCATCTTTCGAATTCTAACCTACTAAATGGAGAATTTGATTATGAGATTATTGGATATGTATCGCATCCTAAAATATATTTTCCTTTAAGTAATTAAGTATGGATTTTCCAATATTAGTAGAACACCCCACTTTTGGGGACCATCGTGGTAATTTTTGTGCGTCACCAATCTCTATGATGAGTGACAAACGACTTGATAAAAATTGGGTTCAGGTTAATACAAGTATAAGTGTTGACCCCTTTACACTTAGGGGTCTTCACTTTCAAAATCACCCATTTCAGCAAACCAAATATATGAAACCTATATGGGGTTCAATTTTGAATTTTGTTATCTGTGTTGACAAAAAAAGACCTGATTTCGGTGAGGTTTACTCATTTCATATTGATGTAAATCACGCAGTTTTAATTCCAAGGGGATTTGCTAATGGCGTTTTGACCTTGGAACCGAACACAATCATTCAATATTTTGTAGATAATTCGTTTTCGAAGGAACACGACCAATCCTTAAAGTGGGATAGTCACCCTGAAATAAAGTACATAGTTAATCAATTTACGGATTCTCCTATTATTTCAGAAAAAGATGAAAATGGTTTTTTGTGGGATGATTTGATATCAGAAAAATACCATATAGAGGTTTAATAACTTTGAGGCGGATTTTGATACTTGTTTTTGAATTTCATCAATATCAAATTCTTTTCCCCTTTTTTCTAATACTCTCATCGAACCTTGAATGAGTTTATTTTTAACCTCGTCGGCACTTTGCAAAACTTTTTCAAATGATTCCAAAGCCGCGGTGTTTTCCTCATCTTCAGGTGCATCAAATTTTCTTGATATTTCCTTAGAACCCAAAAAAAGTAGTGGTGCCGCAGTGAACATATTTATGATACCAGAATTTCTTACATCTTTTAAGTAATCATAAATAAACTTCCAATCGTAGTTATCAAATATTTCCTCGTTGTCCAAAACATATTGTGATTGTTTACGAACGTTGGATTCGTTGAGACCCCCCTTTATTTTTTTCCAAATATCTTCATCACTTAGAAGTGATAATGAACTTCCATTGTCCCAATCAACCTCAATAATATTCCCATCAGGATTAAATGGGTCTCGTACAATATTTCTAACGGTACCCTCTGTTCCAGGACTGATTGTTTCACCCTTCATGTAATAGAGCATTACACGGTCTCCGATTGATAACTTTTCCTTGAGCATATTTTATAAATATAACACAAACTCAAATGGAAATTCGGGAAAACTCGCTCAACAGAGATTTGGTTAGATTTTGAGACTCTTCAAACTCGTGGAATTCAGAATAATTATCAACCCATTCTTCAACTACTTTTTCAATTGGTTCACCGAGAAATTCCGACTGAAATAAAAATCCATAATATTGGGCTTCAATTTCGTGTGGTTGAAGATAGTAATCAAAACTTTGAACATCATCACTATTTGGAAAGTCGAACCCATCCATCTCTTGAATCCAATGAACCAATTCATGAGTTAAAACCTCACCTATTCTTGAGACTATTCTACGGTCAATCCTATCCACACTTTTGAGGACTATTTTTATGGTATCTTCACCGTTATAGAAATCTCCCAAAACAATTGAAGTGTTAAGATAATCAACTTCCTCCCAATCGAATTCCAAAGTCAAATCTTGACCCAAAAACTGATAAGACATTTCACCTCCAGTGTCTTCGGGCAAATAAAATGAACCTTCAGAATTATAATGAAGAATTGTTTCGATGTCAGATAATATTGTCCGACTGAATTCAAATAATTTTTGTTTCTCTACCATTTTACAAATAATCCCAATCCATAATAAAACTCTTTCGATGCTCTCACTAACGCCAAAATGTCCAGGTCATTCGTTTCGTTAGTGATAGTATTAATCAATCGAGTTTTTATCCAAAGTTCTGGTCTTATTTGATTTGGGGGGTAACTGGTCCCCATGTTTTTTGAATACCCACCAACCATTAGTGTAACGTCGTTGAACATCTTCACCTCAGCCCCGAACCGGTTCAAAAACGCGTATGGGGTGTTATAAGTGTATGGATATGGGTATTGAGTAAAATATTGTCCTCCAAGATAAAAACCAACATTACCTGCAGTTTGACTTATCAGTATAGAATTATCTGAGGGTACGTAGATGATATCATTGGCCCTCTGAGAAAAAAGGGGGGTGGAAATCAGTAATAAGATTACTATCAAATGTTTCATCTGTGAAATGATAAAACAAAAAAATGGTTTAATCAAATTCTAAAATAGAGATTTTAAGATTACCCTCACCCTTTATTACTCTATGCCAAACAAATTTGGGGACAAAAATTTCTTGACCATCCTTCAATTTGGTTGGCAAATCATCGTCCATTTGAAAACCCCATCCATTTGCTTCTAAAATTGTCACATGACGGTCTTTCTCATCGGTATGCCATTTGAGTTCCTCCTCATCTACATCGAATGAGAATACTCTTTCTAATTTTCCTTCTTTTTCCTTTTGGGAGAATGGAAAATTATCTATTTTTTTTTCTACCTTTAACATAACCATCAGGAATTAATCCACCTTCAATTACCCTTGTTGTTTTTTGTGTTGCGGGATTATAGTACCAATAATACTTATTTTTTCTCATAGGATTACAATCCCCTTTAAATTTCGTTTTGAGGATTTCAATTACCCTTTCATAATTTTCACCCAATCTTTCTTTTTCAGTTTTATATTTTTTTCTGGCATCTTTTAATCTTGATTTTATTTTTTGACTTTTTTCTTTACCATAAATTTCTTCGTAAGTTTTACCTTTTTTTATTTTCCCACTAGCATGGTTTAAACTTAAATTTTTACGGTGTTCTTCTGAAAAAATTCTATTTTTTAATCCATTTGAAATGTTTTCTATTATTTCATTTCTGTTAGGGTTATTAGAAATTGTATCACCACCATCACCACCGTTACTTATGTTATAACCTTCAAGTAAATTTGTGGAATTAAAAAAATTTATCCAAAACATTTCTCTTTCACTTAATGATTTGTAATCTGAACATTCTTCGATAATTTCCTTTTCGAAATTATCAATACCATATTTTTTAATGGCACGAACAATTAATTTACCCGACCCAAAATATTTCGAGTCTGATGTAGTATCTTTCCCAATGTAGATTTTGCCATTCAATTTGTTTGTAATTTTGTAAATTTGCACGATACTTCAATTTAAAGATAAGTATCTCCCAACATTACAAAAATCACCAAGAATTACTGCTCGACAATCCTAATTGTTTGGCATAACGACCAATCGAACAACTCCAATATCCGGCTGTGGTTCTATCTTTCTTTTGGTCACACTTGTGACGGGCTCTGAATGACTTAGCAGCCTTTTTATTACTATTTCTAACTCTGAGTTTTCCTGAATCTCCAAATGTCACTTTTTTGACATTACCTTTCGGAGATTTAACATAAACGGCAAATTTTTTGGGTCCACCTGGAGTTCTGAAAGGCTTATTCAGATTGACTTTTCTTCCACGATATTCCGCCTCGTTTAACTCTTCTTGGATTTCAATGGGTGCATCCAAATAAACTACTTCTCCGTTGATTTCAGCGGTTTTACCTAAATCAGACTCTACCATCAAAGTGTCTTCTTCATTCAAAGATATCAAACCACTTTCCCACAGCTCTCTAACTTCATTAACAAGATTAAAATATCCTTTGGAGTATGCCCTGAAAATATTATTGGTAAGAGTAAGATTGTTATCAATATGGTATTGTAAGTGTTCGGAAATTTCGACGTTCTCTTTCAATACAAGTGTTTTCTCTTGTATTTGTTCAACATATTCTCTAAGAATTGATTTGATATCCATAGGTTAATATTTTAATGATAAATATTTTGATATTTATTTGTAGATGAATGCAGAAAAATCTTTTATTTCTGAGTATCAATGGGTTGAAAAGGTGGTATCATCATCGATTTCCCACCAGCAACTATCTTGTTCAAGAACTTGTTTTACCTTATTACTTAAGAAACACAAGTCAACTTTAGATGAAAACCCAAACCTTTATTCCAAAGTTTCAAAAGACTTCAACGAAATTTATTACGATAGATTTTTGAACTTGAAATAAATTTTCTTATCTTTGTTTTATGGAAAACCAAAAACTTAATCCATGGCGGAAATTTTTGCTGTTTTGGAGATTCGAATATCGTTATTATCCACGAAATATTGTTCGTGGCGTTAAAAACTTAATCAAATGGGGTCCAGTAGTTTGGAAAGACCGTGATTGGGATGATAGTTTCTTGTTCGAGATTATCAAATTCAAAATTTCGAAAATGTCAGAATCTCACGGAAAAACCATGGCACATGTGGGTTCAGAAAGAAATGTTGAGATTATGAACACGATTGTCCGATTGATTGACAAGTTTCAAACTGAATATTATTTACATGAATACTTCAATTACATTGACAATGAACACACTTTTGTAAAAATTGAAGGGACAGAGTTTTTCGAGGTGAAAACAAAAATTCTCCGAGATGATTTGGATGAATATTTTGCCAAGTACCCATTGTTGAAAAAACGGGCGGTCAATCACAAGTATTACAAAGAAGAACCGAGTTATAAAAATTTAGCAATTTCTATGGGATTTGTTCAACATGAAAAGGCAAAACGCCTTATCTTTGAACTACTGAATCGTAATGTAGAAAAATGGTGGGAATAATGAAAATCACTTTCATATCAGATACACACTCGAAACACAATCAGGTAACTTCAAGTCTACATGGTGGTGATGTGATTATCCATGCGGGTGATATTTCCAACAGAGGTTACCTCACAGAAATTCAAGATTTTATAAAGTGGTTCTCAAAGATTGAAAACTATACCCACAAGATTTTTATTGCAGGAAACCATGACTTCGGATGTCAAGATGAAGTCTTGGCCGTCGAAGAATTACTTCGGCTCAACCCAGGTTCAGAATATCTCTATGATGATTTATTCTTGATTGGTAAAGATGAGGACGATTACGAGGATATGGTAAAAGTTTGGGGTAGTCCTTGGCAACCTGAGTTTTACAATTGGGCGTTCAATCTATCAAGACAAGGCGCTGAACTCAAAGAGGTTTGGAGTATGATTCCCTCTGATGTTGATATCTTAATAACTCACGGTCCACCTCATGGACATCTTGATTATGTTGACTATTCCAAACAGAATGTGGGTTGTGAATTACTTCGAGATAGAATTGATTTGATTAAACCAAAAATCCATGTTTTTGGACACATCCATTCAAGTTATGGATATAAATTCGATGGCACCACTCATTTCTTCAACGCAGCGGTTTTAGATGAACGATACAATTTCACTCAAAAACCATTAACCGTTGAATGGGACCCGAAAACAAATGAGTTGGCCTTTGTAGAATAAAAAAGGGGGTCATTGACCCCCCCTCTTTTTTTTACAATCCGTCGTCTGATGAACCTTTTTTACCGAAGATTTTTCCCGCCTCGGCAATACCGAACGCACCTAAGGTGATAATCACAAACGAATTGAACACCGTGTCAGAAATAACGAGTTCTTGACCCATGATACCTGTTACGATGTCAGCGATTGCTACTAAGCTCATTACTGAGAATGACATGAACCCAACGATAGTTTTTTCGTTGTAATCATTCTTGTCTTTGAAAATGTCTTTGAATGCCATAATAGATTAGTGTTTCCTATAAATATTTAAGAACTTCACAATGGATATTATACTTATGGGTATGTCTGCTCTCTCCAAAAAATTTTCTTGGGCTTGTGAGAAACTTTTGAATGAACTCGAGAATGAGTACATTCAAGAATTTTATGGTAAAGGAACATATATTCGGATTCGGGACATCACTTTTAGTCCCGTGAAAAAAGTCTGTTTGGTGGATTGTGTGGTTGTTTTGGGAGAAATCTTGGACCCAAAAAGTTTGGAGGATGATATGACTCGGTTGTTGGTTTACGAGACAACCGACAAACTACTCAGAAATTATTCAGTAAATGTGATGGTTTCTTACGACGTCTAATTTTCTTTTTGTAGGAATTCTACTTTGACTGTCAAAGCAGCAACTTTTTCTGTTAAGGAAAGAATTGTCACTCTCATTTTTTCTTTTTCTTCGGAACTTTCTTTTAGAAGTGCCTCCAATTTGGAAATTCGGTCTCTACAATCTTGTTTAATAAAGTTTTCTTCGTCCTTTTTAAGTTCTATTTTTCTTTCATAGAATTTCCACGCACTTGTGGACCCTAAAACTGTAATTGCGGTTACCAATACAGTCCAAATTGAGTTCATATCCATTGATTCCATAATCTATTTGTATAAATATTCTCTAAGGGGGGAAATCATGATGAAAACTTTTTCGTTGAACCTCCGAACTTCGTTCGGTTAGGCACTACGTATTAATTCTAGTATTATAATATAATATATTATTATAATATTTTTTTTATTTAATTTTTTATATTAATTCTAGGGAATTTTTTTCCAAACACCATCAGAATTCAACCTCACGGAAATAAGGTGTTCCATGTTCCACTCTTCGGGTTTGATTATCGAAAGAAATTCTCTACCATCCCGTCCTCGATATATGTGATAGGTATTTCCGATTTTTGGCTCAAAATTGTACTTACAATTGTAAATCCAATCGTTCAATTTGATGGTTTCATTAAGGATTTCTGCCTCTTCGACTAAATCATCCCATTTTCCCGAAAAAAAATCATTGGCTTTACCAACACCATATCTTTTGAATGCAACCAAATCGACGGGTTCAATCTTGGGTGAAGACAATGAGGTGGGGTACTCATAAAGTGCCAAACGTTTTTCGGACATAACCCAATGATATAAAAAAAAAGGGGAGAATCTACTCTCCCCCCTTTACAATTGTCAACCCATGTTTGAGAAACTCCTTCGCTCGGGGGTCAAGATACGACAATGCATAAACCTTTTCGATGTCTTTTACCAATTCTTCACCATGTTCGTTCTCTTTGTAAAGCTCAATGATTTTATCCATCGCATTGTTACATTGTTGAGTCTGTTCCTCAAAATAGTTATATGGTTTGAACTCTTGAAGAGTTCCGTGGATTCGTGACGCCAAGTCAACCCCTCCATCTGTAATTTGTGGAAACAACCTCATTGTCTTAAGGACCTCTAACATGTCCACAAGTCCGTGGACACCACCTTTTCTGAGTTTAATTCCTTCGATATAGTCGTCAAAGTCTTCACCACCCGCTAAATCATGAATTGACTTGGTGTTTTGGCGGTTGCAGAATAGTCTTTTTCCTTCTTTTGGCTCACTTTCTTTCTCTTTAGGAGCATCCATATCCATTTGTTCAGAAATGTTGTATAAACGACGAATTTCTAACATTTCGGATTCACTGATGATAAATCTTTTTCCCATAACCATAAATACTCGTTAGTTATGAATAAAATCAACCTTTTCTTTTAGTGAAAACTTCTCCGTTGAGAATGAAAATGGGTCATAACCTGTTTTGATAAAAAAATCTCGGTTTAACCAAAATATTTTCTTAGCGTTTTCCTTAGAAAGTATGTTTTTGTAATCGTCCCAAAGTGAAGGAAAAAAAATTTCTCGTATTTGAATGTCTGTTTCAGAAAAAAGGGGGATTTTTTGTAAATCTTCCTCCATTGATTCACTTCTAACGTAAAAGTGGGGATGCGAAAAGTCTTTTATGTTGAAAATGAACTTTTGGTAAGTAACATATTCAATTAAATTTTCATTTACTAAATGTTCAATATCTTCCAAGTACCCCTCACACCATTTGTTAAACATTTCTTTGAATGTTTCGAGGTCAGCCGATTTCAATATCCAATTTTCACGGCTTATTTGACGATATTGGTTAATCAAATTACGATAGGGGTTATCAATAAGTTGCAAAATAGTGTAATTACGACATTCGAAGGGTACTTTTCGTGATGTGGAATACTGCGAAACCGTAACAGGAAGTTCATCATGTTGTTTTATTGTCAGAAAGTTAAATTTTTCTAACAACCTAACAATGTTTTTTTCGCCGCATAGTTCATTCAGAACAAAAACGTATTGATGTTCTCTACTGAAGTTCAAAATGACAGGTTTTAATACAAACTTCTTAGTTGTTGTTGGATTTCAACAAGTCTTCTTTTGAGATTGGCCAATTCGATAGGAGTTTTTCTGTCAATAACAGTATTCTCTGTTTCAATATCTTTGATTCTCTCTTGAGTTCTTTGAAATTGAAACATCAATTGGTTGTAAAGTTGAGCTTTACGGGGGTCTGAATGTAAATTCATAGTATTTTTATTAGAAATATCTAATAAAATCTCAAAAACTCAATATTAGAGTAAGTGTGTAAGGTCTCTCTTGAATCTTCTTACAAAAATCTTGTGACCAATCAAACATCCCAAGAAATAAGAAACTGAAACCGATACGGCTAAAATTAATGTACCCATTTTTTGTTTTAATTTATAAATACTACTGACTTTTTCTATTTTCTCTCCATTCCATCCAAAATCCAATACCAACCAAGATATTCATTCCAAATGACATCAAAATTTCATGAATATCCTCGTAAACATTCATTGTCAGGTGGACATGTCCTACCATCCAAAATGGGATTGACAGGTTGGATGCAATCCATTTGATGAGAAATTGTATAAAAGAGAAAAACCCGCTCATTTGAGGTTATCTAATGAACGGATTTTCTCGTTTAGGTGTTCCAAAATTTCCACAGAATCTTTGTTTTTCAAAAATTCCCATAAATCTGAACTTTCGATATAGGGATGTGGAAGTGACTTCGCCCATTTTTTTCCCAGTTCAAAGTCTTCAACATTCCATTGAAGTTCTCTTGTGGGTGTGGTTGATACAAGTCGGTAAAAAAGTCTTTTAAGTGTCATGAAGATAATCTTTCTCCTAAAATAACAAATAAAATCCTTTTCATCAATACCTTACTTCAATAAACCGTAATATTTGAAAGTCTTTTCCTCTCTATCCGCTAAACCGTGGGTACCACCATTGATTCTTTTAGTGAGTGCCAAGATAGTTTCTTTTGTAACTCCCTTATCACAAATGTCCCAAAGTTTGTTTTTATCAAAAAAGAATATTGCCGACTCGAATGCTAATTCACCTGCAACCAAGTCAGGTTGTTCCATAATAAGTGGATTCTTAAGGTAATCAGCAAATGCTTGGTAGTTAGCCTTTCCTGTCAACTGAAGTGCACCCCTTCCACGGAATTTCCAACCCTCACCAGTTGTCTCATCACCA